GCATCGAAGGTCAAACCAACCTACACATCCCTTGCCGTCTTGAAGCCGCGCGAAATCCTTCGTTTCGAGTGGGAGGAGACCGATCGCGAGTGGGATAAAGAAAAACTGGACGCCATTTATGCCAGGCAGAGGGAACTCAACCTTTTTGAGGAAACGGAGCAAATATTCAAGGTGGCAAGAAAGCTGCCGTACAAATTCTTCTATGTTTTCACGACCGATGACGGCGTTGAAAGGCGCCTGATGATTGAGGACTGGGAGATTGGCATGCTCTACTGGAACACTTTGAGAAGGGCTGGCGGCAACGAGGCGGTTGCTTGCCAGAAGGTAAAGGAAAAATACTTCGATGATTTCGCAAAACGGAAGGACCTTTATCTGTTCCTGGGCACGTCGCTGAGCTATCACCTCCGTTCAAAGAATCCATTCATGGTTATCGGGGTCTTCGCGCCGCCCATCATGCCCCCGGAGGAACCCTCATTGTTCTGATGGCGCACGGGATCCCGAAGCTGCGGGCGATGCCGGCGATGTGCATGGAGGCGATGGTGTCCTGCCCGTTCTCCGACAAGAGGAAAGCCACCTCCCGGCGGTTGGTATGGAAAAGGCTCTCGGTCAGGACGGCCGGCATCCGGGTCCCGGTCAGGACGGTGAAGTCCGCCTGCCAGAAGCGTTCCTCCGGAACAATCCGGTTCCCACGGAACCCCATGGAATCACCCACGTCATAGATATTCCGGGCGAGGATCCTGCTTGCCTTCGAGGCATTGCGGCTCACATAGACACACAGGCCGGACGCATCGGACCACCCGCCACCCGGTGCCGCATTGGTGTGCAGCGACAGATATACCACCTGCTTCCCAGGATTCGCGGCCATGACCGCATTTGCCCTCCGGCACCGTTCCCGGAGCGGGATATCCTCCCTTTCCGGTACGATGATACGGCGGTCAAACCCCAGGTCACGCAGCCCGTCCATCACCCGGACCGCCATCTGCCTGGCCCACTCCCCTTCAAAGTAAATCCTGTCCGGGGAGCACTTCCCCTTGGTGAATTCCCGGGTTCCATGGCCGGGATCCACGCAGACGATCACGTCCTGCGGGCTGTAGTGCCCGATGGTTTCCATCTTTTCCATATCGTCACACTATGTCGGTTCCTACAATGTCGAACTCCATGCTCCAGCCATAGGAGTTGGCCAGTTCCTTCGACGACCAGACCGACAGCGTGGCCGGGAAGTCCATCCAGTACAAGCCACGCTGCGGGTCATCGTCATCCCTCATCCGTTGCCGGATGGCAGAAATGAGGGTGAGGGTCCTGTCCTGGTCAAGGGCGCTCTGGACCAGGTCATAATTGTCCGGCTGGGGTGCGGCCACCGAGACGGCCACATGGAAGCGGTCATCCTTGCGGTCCACCTTGGGATTGAGGGTCGATGTCACCCGGGAATACTCCACGAATAGGTACACCCCCGTCACGTCGGAGATGCGCTTGACAATCTTATCGGAATTGATCCCGAAGATGAAGTCCGTGATGCCCTCCAGCCGGTGATCCGACGCTTCGGTCAGGCATTCCGTCATGAAATCAGCGTAGGCGGCGCCCACCGGCGTCTGGAAGATGCGTTCCAGCGCAGGTATCGGCACAAAGGCCGCGAAATAGCTGAAAAGGTCCTTGATGAGCATGTCATTCTTCGATTACGGTGACGAAAGGAAGGATCTGGTCCAGGGTAAGGTTCAGTTTGTCGGCAATCTGTCCCGGCTTCATCCGGGCGCCCTGGAGCGTATGGATGCTGTCAACGGTCTGCTGGACCATCGCGGAGAGGAAAGTGTGGATATCGAGGGAACGGATCTGCCCGATATCCCCGAATCCGGCCTTGGACAGGGCGAAGACGGCGCCCTGGGAGCCAACCGGCGAAGGCCCTCCCTGACGGGATTCTCCCCGGCGGAAAAGCAGGTCGTAGTCCGGATCCGTCCGGAGGGTCTCCATGATGCCCCGGTAGTTGTAGAAGACAGCGATTTTATCTTCCCGGGAAAAGGTGGTGAGTTCCTTACTGTAGTCCGGTTTGGGCAGCGGGTAAAGCGTCTGGACCAGCCTGAGCAGGATTTCCAGGGCGGTGTCCGCATTCCTGGACTGGCGCATCCTCGCCCCGTACAGGTGCAGTAGCTCCAGCGCATCCGTGTACTGCCCGGCCGTGAGGTCCGTATCCACTACGCCGGCGGGCGTCGTGTGGTACTGATACCCCTTGACGCCGCCAATCTCCGGAAGCAGGTTTTCCGTCATCCGGATCCGCACATTGGCCGTCCTGGATCCATCGGCATTCTCCGTCACCTCATAGGGGAAAGTCAGCAGTTCGGAGATGCGGAAGAGGTTCTCGAAAAGGATATCGGATTCCTTCATTCGCTTCCCGTCCAGTCCGAGGACGGCCAGGGTGAGCTTGAGGCGGAACTCCTCGAAGTCGGAAAAACCCGTCTCGAAGTCAAAGAGGGCGCCGCAGATCCGGATGAACTGCGCACGGTCCGTCACCTCGCTCCAGCGGGCGGGGATGTCATACGTCCTGCTTCCAAGCGTCACCCTGTTCATAGTACCCCGTAGTATTTGTGGTCTTCATCGTTATGGCTTCCGTCCACGACCGTTTTCCCGCTGGCAAGGGCCTTCATCCGCTCGATGGATGCCACAAGGGAGTTGTAATGCGCCAGCAGCTGGTTGTAGAGCCTGTCCCGGCCCTGCATCTGGGAGCCTTTCGTGTATTCGTGGTTGTAATCGTACCGGATGGCCCTCGGGAGTTCCGTCACGTCGAACTGCATGACAGCGAGGGCGACGACCTTGTAGCAAAGCGCCTCCTTGGCCAGTTCCGTCATCTTCTCCCCCGGATCGGCGGGCAGCATCGGCTTGATTTCCCGCTCCCAGGTCTGACGGACGAGAAAAAGGACCTTGTGGAAGAAAAAGGCGGAGCCGCCGATCCCGTAGTAGTGGTCGAATTCGGTTCCGGAGCGCACGGGCAGCTGCTGGCGCTGGCTGTATTCGTCCGTCCCGTTCCACTCACCCGTTGCAGGATGGGCGTCCAGCCAGTCCAGGAGCCGGTCCATCGCGGTCCAGTGCGCCTCCCGGTGATGATCCTTGATTTCCTCATGCTGGTACTTGTAGAGCGATGCGTCGGTGCCGTTCCGCTTGGTGGATGCGAAGATCTGGTATTCCAGAAGGGCGCCGGTGGCAACGGCCGTCTTCAGCAGTTCCTTTCCGTCGGCGAGTTCATCCGAATCGCCGGCGCCGGCCAGGGCGACATAGACATCGGCCGGAATGAGGGGGAACAGGCCCAGGACCACCTTCCGGATGGACGGGGCAAGCTGTTCATAGGTGGTTTCGGCGGTCAGCCCGTCGGCATAGCACTGGAAATCGGAAAGGCCGAAGAAAAGGTCAGTGGGTTTCATACGATCAGGCGGGTTGCTGGTTGGACATGCGGTTGGCGGGAGAGACATCCTCCTGGCGCTGGACGGTGGGCCTGTGGAAGCCCAGGCGGACGCCCTGGCGGTATTTCTCCGGGAAATTGAGGGAAATGGCCCGGTTCAGGTCGGCGCACACGACGTCTTCCGGAATGGCCTGCTGCGTCAGGTAGATGATATAGTTGTAGTACGCATCCGCCCCGGACTTGGAGATGGTGCCGTCCGAGGTGATGTTGGAGATGGATGGATCGATGCCCTTGGCGGACAGGAGCACCATGTCGGCGCGTTTGTCATACGCGATGAGCGCCTCGATGTATTCCTTGTATTTCTGGGGGATTTCCTCGATGATCCATTTCTCGATTTCGCCGTTCTCGTTCATGAACGACCGGGTGGCGTAGGTCTTGCCCTGGTTCTTTCCCCTGCCGGCAAGGAAATTCGTGAGGTTCTCCAGCTCCATGTGAACGTATTTGTCCAGCAGGGTTTCGGAGTACTCCGTCCCGATTTCCAGCTTCTTTCCTCCCACTTCGACGGATACCAGTTCGTCATCCCTGGCTCCGCCGGCTTTTTTCTCGGCATTGGCATCGCACAACTCCTGCAGGGCCTCTTTCTTGGCGTTGTACCAGGCGTTCGGGATGATGACGTGATGCCGGGCGCTCAGGGAGTTTTCAAGGAACGAATTGATGTAATCCGGTGTTGCATTGCAACCCCTGATCCACGATTTGATACCCTTGAAAAAGACGTTGGTGGCGTAGATATCCGTCTCGTAGTTCGCATTCTTGCTGTAAGAGACGGTGGCGGTCTGCCGGAGCGGATCCCTGGCGTCGAAACGCCTGTAGGCATTGAATTCCTTTACAGCCGTGCAGCGGCGCCAGTTTCCGATGAGCACCAGCCCGAAATCCCGGTTCTCGACGTCCGTCTTCCGGGAAATGTCGTTTTCCGTGGCCAGCCGGATCCGGAGTTCCGAGATATGTTCCAACCCTGCGACAGGAAGCGACCTGACGCCGGCCATGAGCCCCCTGGACAGATGCCATTTCGTGAAGCAGCCCTCGCTGTAGTAGTAGGAGCGGATCATCTTCCGCAGATAATCCTTGTAAGAATCCATGAGGCCGTTTCGCTGCCAGCTCTCCAGCCATTCCTGGATCTCCGGATCCTTGAGGTAGCGCCGCCCCACGGTGCCGTCCTCCCTGATTTCCTCCGTGTAGAGCATCGGGCCGGTACCGTACAGGATGGCCACCTGTTTCTCGATGAGCGACGGCAGCAGCCGGTTCCCGCTGATCAGGTCGGCGCACACGTCCGGATCATCGTTGAACTCGCCCGCCGGCCAGTACATGTATTCCCCCATCCGCTGGGCGCTGAGCACGACGGAGCGCTCGGATGCGGACACGCTGCGCGTGCCTTCGGTCCGGGCAAAGGCATCCTCGCCTATCTGGTAGGTGAAGGCATAGCCCTTGCCGGATATGTATCCAAATCTATTCATACCAGGTCACTCTGTATAGTTTGTTGTCTTCATCGCTGAATCCGATGTACCGGATCAGCACACGGTAACAGGAACGGGGCTCACCTTCCCCCGTGTTGAAAAGGAAGTAGTGCTTCCCGTCGATGTCGAATTTGTCGTGCGGAAGCGGCAGGCGCATCGTGCAATCCCGGCAGGTCCGCATCCTGACGGACTTCGCGCCCTCTTTCTTCCTGGAATACGGGAAAAAGCCCAGGCAGAAGGTCCCGCCCTCCTTGGAAAGCAGTTCCGCCCGTTGTAATGCAACTGTGCCCTTGATCGTTTCCATGTCCCTTGTTTGATGCGAAGGTAGCTGTGTGTCCCGTCCCGTCAAAGGACAGAATCGGACCCCAGCGCACCGTCATATTTCAGTCCCCGGAAGCCTTGCAATGCAAGCACAGAAATCAGCGGCGCCGGGCACGGCAACCGCAGATTTTCCAAAACAGGCCGAAATTTTGGGCCCATCTCCTTGATTTCCATCGGCTTGATTGTTTTATAAATAGCGCACGACCCCAAAAAACGACCTGTTTTCTTGAAAAAAACGCCCTGTTTTCTTGCATTTTGCGCATGTTTTTGGCCAGTTTATGGAAAATTACCCGGTGAAATTGGAAGAAATCCCCCCGGCAGAGGTGGAGTATTTCACGCCCGGGAAGAACTTTTCGTACAGTCCCCATACCAGATACGTCATCGCCGAGGGGATCTGCGGCGTGAGACCCGCCTGCAGGTCGATCCGGACCTTCTTTTCCGGCGATTTGTCCAGTTCAACGGGCGTGGAGCCGATGACTTTCTTGCAGCAGTACATGGCGCTCACGAGGTTCGGGCATTCGTTCGCATCGATACGGATCCTTGGCGTGCTGCGCTCGCTCTCGGCGAGCAGCCGCTTCCACAGACGGTAGTGCTCCCAATGGTAAATCGTCCGCTGCCCGATGTTCATCAGGCGCACCCGCCATCCGTAGGACTCCAGTTCCTTTTTCAGTTTCTTCGCGTCCGTCTCCGCATCCTTCTCATACTCACGGTTCCGCTTGTTACCGGCACGGTCGTAATACAGGTCAATCTGGCGCAGCTTCGCCGCCCCGCCGTAGAAAGCATTGATCTGCCGCGCGAGGTCCACGGCGTCCGCAGGAGGATACACGAAGAATTCCTTCATGATCCGGAGGGTATTGGCTCCCTTATCCTCCTGGGCGGAAACCACGGATGAGAAACTGCCGGGGTCATAGCCCAGAAGCAGTTTCTTTGTCGGCTCATAGTGCCTCAGATGCTCGGCCGTGACGGTGAAGGTGTCCTTCAGGTTCAGTTTGTCGATGATGGAATACTTGTACCCGTCATCATAGGTGTGCCGCTCTTCATCCCACAGTTCGAAGAAAAGGTTGTCACGGTTCCGGTCCCCGATGGAACAGATGGAGGAAAGGAACTCCGACATGTCAAGGATTTCCCGCTGGGTCTTGAAGTACTCCAGCCCCAGCACGTCACGGTTGGCGAACGTGCTTGCACGGATGAAGAATACGGCCTGTTTCCGGAGCTTTGACAGCAACGGAGACCATTTCCTTACCTTGGCCTCCGAAAGCCTCAGGTTGACGCCCTGATGGATGTTGAACTGGGCCTTGTTGACTTCCAGGGCAAGGGTGATGATGTCGGCGATGAGCTGAGGATCCGTCTCTTTCTCATAGTCCAGATACCAGTTGTGTTCGCCCAGGGAGACGCGGCCGATGTCGGAAACGCCCGTGATACCCCCATGCAGGTAGGACTTGTGGGCCTCGGACCCGCTGCCGATGCGGGAGGTGCGGATGGCCGGAATGATGCGGGTACGCACTTTCTCCCCGTCCGAGTATTTCATCTCCTCCAGAAATGCGTGCACTACGGACCGGCCGGCGATGGAGTCCGCGCGGTCAACAGAAACGGCCTGCAGGACATGACCGTCCGCGAAGACGATGGAACGCTCCGGATAGAGGACCGGGTAACGGGGCGCCTGGAAATGCTTGGGCAGATCCTTTTCCCCCACAACGTAATCCCACCCCTCGATCAGCAGGGAGCGCTTGGCACCGTCCGGCATGGACACCTCCGAGCGGAAGGCTTCCAGCACGGTAGGGATGACATTGGTGAAAAGCGCCACGAAGGACTTGTGCGAGATGATGGACGTTTCCCTTGGCATCTCCGTCACAACCCGCAGGATCCGGCGGGCGGTCATCTGGGAGGTCTTTCCGATACCGCGCCCGGCCACGACAAACAGTTTGTTCGGATCCACGATGTTCACGAGGGCCTGGACCCGGTTCTGATACATCTCCACATAGTCGGGAGCGTCATTCTTCCTTTCCATCTTTCTACGGCGAAAATTCGACTTCCTGGATGCCTGCATCCGAAAGCAGGCGGACCTTCTCGGCCTCCGTGGTCTCCAGTCCGCGGATCATCTCGCGGAGTTCCGCATCCTCGTGGCGGCGGGCGATGTCGGCCAGCTTCTGCGAGGCATAGCCCAGATCTTCCGGACGCACGTTGATGTTGATGAAGAACGTCGGAGCCTGCCAGCGGAAGTCCTCCTGTTCCCGCTGCATGGTGCGCAGCGCATGGGCCTTTTCCATCGCTTTCTCCGCCGTGGCGAGCTTCCCGTCGGCAATGGCCACGCGGGCGAGGTCATCCAGGGCATCGGCATACTTGAGATCCCAGACGCGGGCACTTACCCCGGCGTCCTGGTAGAAGTATTCCAGTGCGTCACGGTAGACGCCCCGGGCCTGGGCGATAGTGAGCGACGGCCACTGCCTCCGGAGTTCCTCTATCGCCCGCGCCTGGCTCTGCTTGTGATAGTGGAAGATCTGGGCCATGCTGTCCAGCTGGAGGATGAATTCCTGCATCTGGACGGGGATGACGGCCGATTGCCGGGTCTTGATGAAGGCCTGGATCTCATCGGCGTTGTAGGTGGCCAGCAGTTCGAGGCGGTCCTGTCTCATATCCCGAACAGTTCACTTTTGAGTTTATTCACTTGGCGCTCCCGGTTCAGCTGCGCCCATGTCGCCTGGGCGAAGGTGTCCCCGCCGGCGGCAAGGTTCTGGATGGCTCCGAGGACGTCCCCCTCATAGTGGGCTTCGGCTTCCAGGAAAGCGGAGTGAAGCGGATGATGCTTGCTGTTGATGTCGAACAGGAAGTCACGGCGCAGCTCCCCCCGCAGGTCAAGCCGTTCGGCAATCTGGACCGGCAAAAGTCCGATGACGGCAAGATCCTTCACCTGCTGGATGAATTCCTCCGTGTATTCATCCCTCATCCTCATTTCCCGGCGGTGAATTCGGCGAAGACCTCCTTGTATATCCGGAGACGCGCCTGGTGTTTCTCAAGGTTTTCCTTCGCCCTGGCCTTGACGGCATCCGAAGCCTTTTTCCCGTTGATCTGGGATGAGTACCGGGAGATGTTCAGTTCAAGGTTCTTCCGGGCTTCAAAATAGGCGTCCGGGTCTGTGCGGAGCAGCTGCAGGACCTGGGCGCGTTCATCCTTCTGGGCGATGAAGGGATGCTTCCCGAGGAATTCCCCCCGGTCATTGAAATGCCGGAGTTCCTGGAAGCACAGTTCGCTCCGGATGGACGTTTCCACCATCTCGGCGAGGACTTCCCGGTCTGCCGTCTCGCCCTGGGTCTTCGCTTCCAGCTCATGCAGGCGGCGCCAGCAGTTGATCCGGTCAGAATAGATGCTGTCCGCCGTCCTGATCAGTGGATTGTCAAGGTCTCGCCAGTCGATGTTCGGATATTCCTCGGCTTTGCCCATTTTCGGTTTTTCCGGAACCGCCGGAACCGGTGTCTGGCCGGGGGCTTCCACGTTTTCCTGCCTCGGCGCCGGTACCATGGAACCATGATCCACGGGCGGGGCGGTACGCGCTTTGACTTCCTCCAGGGAATAGTGGCCCAGAAGGGTATAGAGCAATTCTTCCGCGAGACGTTGCCCATTGAAGCCGATCCTGCCCGCAGAGGAACGGCGTAATACCACCAGCATCTCACGGTAAACGGGGATGTGTGCGGGATTGGCGTGCTGCTTTGCAAGTGCTTTCCGGGTCGCGAAATCGTACATGCTGTTTCTTATTAAAACAGGGCCGTCACGACGGGCGGCCCTGGCACATGAAAGAATTGCAGAATCTCAGGCTCTTTGGACGGGCTGAGATCAGTCATTGGACTCCGCTACCACGGAACCGAGGTACTCCAGCGGCTGGAAGAACGTCGGCGCGGTGAAGGTGACGTCGCAGGAGGCGTTGTCGGCATTCTTCCTGAGGCTGTGGTTCAGGAAGTAGTAAGGGCAGTAAGGCCGGCCGAACAGCATCTTCTTCTGGGTGAAGCGGTCCACCAGGACGATGTAGAAGCCGCGTCCGTGCTGGTTCTCAATGAAGTCATTGATCTCCTTGCGGTCACCGGCGATGGTACCGGAAATGGTGTTCGTCACCTCGGTCGTGATGTCGTTCCCGCTTCCCTCGGAAGTGTAGGACGGCGTGAACTTGGCGAACCAGATCTCCTTCCACTCGGCATCCTCCTTGAGGGTGAAGGCAGCGCAGGTGCGGTCCTGTTCCGAGATCACCGGGAGGGTGGAAAGGTCCACTTCATCCTCGGGGATGAGGAACATCTGGTTGTACAGCCGCTTACCCTGGGATTCGGTATCGGAGACAGGCAGGATGTTGGGTACAGTCTTCATGGATGGCAATGGATAAAGGGGGCCGTTTCCGGCCCCCGGTCGTTACAGAGGTCAGCCACGTGCAACCTCGATGAACTTTTCGTCCGTCGGGTTGTAGTAGACCTTGAGGAACTTGCCGACCGCATCCGGCTCCCAGGCTGCGGTGATCTCCGAGAACTTCCCGGACTTGGCAATCTTGGTGGCGTTGGTGGTGGAACCGCACTCGATGCGGTACACGACGCCGGCCTTCGCACCGACGATGTCGGTCAGGGCGGTGGTGTCGGTGTTCGCGCCGGTGGTGATGAGGAAACCGAGGTCGGAGGAATCCAGCCCCTTCACGCTGGCGGTGGTGGCGTCGGCCGCAAGGGCGATCGCCGGCCAGTTCATGAACAGGTACTGACCTTCGGCCGCGTTCGCCAGGAGCGCGGCGAGGGTCTGGAAGGCCTTGCCGCAGAAAGCGACGCCGGCACCCTCCTTCCAGTAGGAGTACACCTGGACTTCCTCCAGATGGCGCTCGAACTTGAAGTCGAACTCCTCGCCCGGAACATTCTGCAGGAGCTCGATGTTGCCGGGAACGGTGGCGATCATGAACTTGAGGTTGCCCATGTTCGGCACCCAGACGATGGGATTCTCATGGTTCGGAACCTTGAACTCGACGCCGGTGAAGTCGGTGTCACGGCCGTACTCGGAACGGTACCAGGCCTTGTACATCGGCTTGTGCGACTTGTTCAGGTACACCACGAGCTTGTCGGCGATTTCCGGATGGGCGATCTTGATCTTCTCCATGAAGGCGATGATCACGTCACCGAAGTCGGCGGCGGAGTAGTCCGCGAGATCCGCATCCTTGAACGGCAGGAAGCGCAGGCCCTCATAGAGGGAGATCAGGCGCCAGAGGACACCGGTGGAAGCGAAGTTGACATGGCCCGCCGTTCCCTTGACGGGATCGATGCGGTAGCCGATAATCGCGCGGCGCAGGCGCTCGTTGTTGATCTGGATGGCCATCTGGAGCACGAGCCACTCGATGAGCGTCCACTTGACCGGATCGGAACCTTCGCGGTTCAGATAATTCAGGTAGGAGTACTCCAGCTGCTTCATGTCCTCGAAGAGGATCTTGGCCATGGCGTCGTGCACGATGGCCTTCTCGGGCTGGAAGTCGGCGCCGCCCTTGAAGACTTCGCCGGCCTGGTAGGCCTGGGAGATCTCGGAGAACAGGACGTTGGTGATGACCTCGCCGCTCTGGACGTTGGACACGGTGTCGAAGATGCCGGCGAGGGTCGGGAGGGCGATGATCCGCGCCAGGAGCATGTCGCGGCGGATGTTGAACTGGCGGGTGCCGATCTCCGTGTCGGAGGTCAGGGCATCCATGTCCACCTTGCCCTCACGGATGGCCGGGATGAGCCCGAGCTTGTGGAACTCGGTCATGCGCTCGGCCAGCCCCTCGGCGTACTTGGTGAAGTCGGCCTGCAGGGCCTCCTTGTCGGCGGCGGTCGGCTTGCCCTCGATCCGGCCGGTCACGAGGATGCGGTTGTACCGCTTCCCGGTGGAGTAGAGGGGATTGTTGATGCCGAAGGCGAACGCCTCGGTGTGGGCGCCGGTGACGGACACGCGGGTCGTGACGACGGCCACGGGTTTGTCAGGCTGCGCCTGGTTGGCGAGCTTGGCGAGATCGCTCTTCATGGCGTTGACGGCGGCCAGAAGGGCGGCCTGTCCCTCCGGAGTGTGGGCCTCCGCCTCGGGAACGCCGGCAGCCTGGGCCAGCTCCCGGAACGTGGCAGCGAGGGCCTGCGCCTCGGCGTCGGCACTGCGCTCCTCCTGGTAGGCCTGCAGGTCGGCAGCCCAGGCACCATCGCCGTGAGTCTTGTTGTACTCAGCGACAATCGCCTTCTGCTCCTCTGCGGAGAGCTTCCCTTCGTCGAGTTTCGCCTTGAAGCCAAGCGCGGTGACGATGGCCATCAGGTTGGTGATGAATTTCTTCATAACTCAATCGAGTTTTAGAGTGTTAATATCTACGGATGGACTTTGCTGATTGGACTGGATCTCCGCCATAAGCAGATCAAGGACCTCATCCAGGGTTTTTTCCCCGTCAATGAGTCCGTTGGCCATTGCTTCGGCGGAGTAGAAGGTATCGCCCTGGAGGGCCGCTTCGCTGACGCCTTTCCGGACGGACTTGACGTCCTCGATGAACTGGAGGGCCATGGGATCCAGGTAACGCCTGATGTATTCCTCCGTGTCTCCGTCACGGGCATCCCGCGCCACCTTGTTTTTGAGCGGAGAATAGTTGCTTACCATCTCCTTGCGGATGACGCCCCATTTCTCCCACTCCTTGCGGTCATCGATGATGACGCCCGCGATACCGATGCAACCAATCTCGGAGAACATCGCCGACGCATAGATCTTATCGGCAGCTGCTGCCAGGTAATATGCGGCGCTGCCTCCGATGGATTCGATCAGGGCATAGCAGGGTTTGGTGAGCGCCTTCACCATCCCGAAAGCCTCATGGAGGGCGAAGGCCTCGCCGCCGCCGCTGTCGATATGCAGGAGATGGGCCACGATGGCCGGATTCTCCTCCGCCGCTTTCAGGTCATCCATGAACCGTGCGGTGGAGAAACGCCACCAGGAACGATACGTAATCTCCCCGAAGATGGGATGGTAGGCAATGGACCCCTCAGGGATGTCCGGATCCGCAAAGTCGGAAGGATAATCCAGGACGGAGGCCGACGGCTTCACGATGGCATCCCTGTATGCCTTGCGCTCTTCCTCTTCCAGCAGGAAGAAATGGTTCTCGGTGGATGCGGGAACCGGTA